GACTGGAATAGTGCGACTTCTTTCATCCAGATTTTTGCGGGCGCTACCGATCTACGCAACCTAAGAATCTCGGCATACGAGAATCCTCGTGCTGAACTTGATCCGCCTATTCCTTGCCCGTGCGGAATCATCGCAGACGATGAATATTGGAAATGTATTGTCCCGTGCCAAGAGCTAACCGTTACGCAACTCCCGTCAGGTTCGACGCTCACGATTGACTCTCGTACCCGGATCGTTTCGTTAGAACTTGCGGGCGGTACTTACACCTCCGGTCAAGGCATTGTTGGGTCGGCGGGGTTCGCAGGGTTTCAGTGGTTTGATCTTCCGCAGTGCGCGACGTTGTGTTTCATCATCTCGGTTGATGCACGGGTGTCTGATAGTGCGTGGGTGACGATTGGTGCGGCAGGCAAGTTCTTAGCATCGGGCGGCTGACCGTGGCTATCTACGGGGAACTCCTGATTGATTACGACCTTGGAACGTGTGTGGCTTATCCGGGGCAAGTCTTAGATGTTTCAGTTATAAACATTGTCAGCACCAACCCGATAGTCAAGTGGACTTATAGCGGGACAAACTTTTCGCCTGACCCAACGATCAAGTTCGATTCAACACCCGCTCAATATGTTGTCGATGCAGTAGTTAGCGGACCCGGTTGCTCCGCCATCACTGTTGAAATAGAAGACTCCCTCGGCAACACATATCTCTGCTCGGACGTTGACGGTAACAGCCTTGTGAATCAACAGCCTTACGAGCTGTTCACTGGGTCGGTTCCTTCTCGTATCGCACCGCTGAACGCTGTCATGCAGGTTGGCAGTTCATCGGACGCGACTGCCTGCGGTAACGGGCTTTGTTTTATTAGCGATAACGGCAACCCATATTCGTATTCGTTTTCTGGCGCAACCTTTGAGACAACAGCCTCGTTTGTGCCGGGAGGAATGTTTCTTGAAACAACTATAACTTTGCTGTTGCCAGTACCGGCAGAATCGGTTTTTGCTGTGTTGGCATTGTCAACGTCGGCTGACTCAGCCCCGCCTTGGACACCGCCTTCTCAATCTTCCGGCCCATCACTCACGGCAATCTTCAGCACGGCTTCAAGTTTCAGTTCACTTGGTTTACTCCCGGAGGGGTTCGGGTGGTCCAACGACAGCCCTATCGCTGCCGGGGAAACCATCGTCACATCTGCAACGATCCCAACCGTTTATCCGGTACACCTTCTTGCAACTTTCTTTGGAGTTGAAGAATCGCTGACGGAAGCAGCCGCGTTCATATATGCGGGTGCGTTGTTCCCACCGTCTGTTCTCACCCCAACCTGTCTGCCCGGTGCAACCCTCGGCGTAGGCGACGACCTACAAGTCCTACTAATGACCCGCGGCGGCGGAAGTGTCATCGCAGAACTCAACCCCGTATCCGGCTCCTTCACCCGAGACGTTGACGCAACCTCAACCCTAGAAATGACCGGCGTGACTTCTGGTCTGCTCGGAGAGTCGTGCTGCGACAATTGGGATGAGGTGTACCCGTGGAACACCGAGATCATTGTTTACCGTGACGGGCGAGATGCGTGGTGCGGCCCAGTGACGGGCGTTGAGTTTGGTTACGGGACGGTCAAGGTTACTGCTGCTGATCTTACCGCGTGGTGGGACCGTCGTGTGCTGCCGACGAATCTGAACTTTGTGAACGTGGACCTTGCGACGATCTTTGAGTCTGTTGTTACTTCTGCGATGTCTACTGATCCGGTGGCGAACTTCAGTATCACGACGACCCCGACAGGCATTCTCGGCACCCGCACCTATTTGCAAACAGATTACAAGTATGCGTCTGATCTTTTATCTGAACTAGCAAAGACAGGAATCGACTACTCCGCCTACGGGCGCACCATTCTTTGCGGCGGCGAGCAAGTACCCGCCGACCCATACGTTGTTCTAACGGACGAGTTCTGGGTTCAGCCCCCCACCGTAAGCGCTAGGGGCAACGATCAGGCCACACAGGTGATCGTTCTAGGTAAAGGCGTTACGGGCATCGCGACTGCTACCACGCCTTATACGGACTTCTACGGCCTTCTCGTGCGAACCTTCAGCGAGACAGAGATCGAAGATGTCGCGTCTGCGCAGGCGGCGGCAAACACACGACTCGCGTTGCTGCAAGATCAGCTGTATATCGAAGCGGGAACGGGCGGTGGCCTGAAGCCGACAGCGCCGATCACGTTGCCGGAGTTGATACCGGGAATCAGGGTGCGTGTTGATAGCTCGGCTTCATGCCGTCAGGTGGTAGCGGACTTCCGGTTGAAGTCTGTCAAAGTCGGGTTCGATGGTAGCGTTGCTATTGACTTGCAGCCTCTTGGAACGGTTGGCACCTGATGTCTTTTCGTGATGATGAACGCAATCTTGGTCACCGGATCGAAACGCTGGAAGCGCGTGTTCGTGCGCTAGAACAGCCGGGGGCGTTGCCTCCTGACCGTGGTTGGATTCTCGCTCAGGTCGGCACGGACCTCAAATACCTGTACGTCCCGACCGGGGTGTACGGACCGATTATTGGTAGTCAGTAGGTTAGGATTCTGGTATGGCACGTTGCGGTTGTTCCTCTGAGTGTGTTTGCAGTATTAGTCCTTCAGCTTGCATTGCTGTTTCTGGTAATGGTTCGACGGGCGCGCCGTTTGTACTCGCACCGATCATTGACCCTGATCTTGGTAACACGTTGACTTGTGGTCCTGACGGTTTGTTGGTTCCCTTGATACCGTTTGCAGTTGATGATACTTCTTGCATTGAAGTTTCTGGCACGGGAACCGTTTTGGACCCGCTGCTGATTAGCCCAGTGATTGACCCTGACCTAGACAACATTTTGGAATGCGGTATCGCGGGCCTTCTAGCGACTGTCATAGTTGCAGATACAGACTGCATCACACTTTCTGGAAATGGAACTGCGGGTAGTCCACTGTTTGCACAGCCTGTGATTCCGGGGTCTGCGGGAAACATCTTGTTCTGCACTCCTTCAGGTTTGGTTGCAGGTGGAGCTGATTTCAAGACTTGGATCACGAACATTTCTACGGCTCCAAATATCGCTGATATTAGAGCGCATACTCTTACTTATCTCGCGACGCTTCCTTGAGAGGATTCTGAATGGCTCAGTGTGGTGTACCAACAGCGGCGTGGCCGTTTGCGTGTGGTGATGTTGACCTCAATAACGGTTTGCATTGGGATGACGCGACGAACAAGTTTTGGGTTGAACCGGGCATCTCTACGATGGTTCCTGCGAGGGGTTTCTTTGCTGCCCCCGCAAACATAGATGCTGGTTCACCTAGCGGGAACGGACTCTATTGGGATGCGGCGAAGTGCAAGGTGTGGGCGCGTCCAGAGTCCTGCACAAATCACGTTGTTGAAGGAACTCAACAAGCGATCACTCCCTATCAGGCACCTTTCTGGCAATTCCAAACAGGGCCTTACGGTGGCCGTCATTGTTTTTATTGGAGTGCCGCTTATACCACAATCGGTCCTAGAACCAGCTGGGGGCTGATTTCAACAAATACAGGCGTAGTTACCGTGAGTAACACTTCACCGATTGCTCGTCGCGTTCAGGTAGACGTTACATACCCACGGATTCAAGATTATGTGACTTTGCAATCCCCGTGGTGTGAACTGGTTGGGGAAGCTTTCTACAACATATATCCGACGGGCGGTCCTGTTGGACCATATGTTGGGTTGTATGGAAGCCAAATAGATCATGTTCCGTTTGCTTACGCCCCTGATGATGCGTTGAACGACGTAGGCCAACCGTTTTATCCGTATGCAAATCCATATGGCAGCACGAGTGCAACGGGCCTTGGTTCAGGATGGATCACGGGTTCTGCTTATCCGGGGGTTGGTATAGATGGTGGTGGTAACGGGCTTGTTGCTGCAATCACAGAATTAGGGACAGTTGGATACCATGTGATAATTCAACCCGGCGAATCTGTAAGAGCAACTTTCCAACTCAATGCTGTGACAGGATTGCCGACACCGTATCAGCCTCTTGGACCTGATCTTCCGTGGCGTGCAAGTTACACTTCGCTCCTAAACTTTGGGTTCACGAAATTGACTTTGCTATGAGCGGCAATGGAGATGAAGCAATGACTGACATCGCATCTGAAATCGTAGAGTCACAGATATGGGAACCGTTGCCTGAAACCGTTTCTGGTGTTGTCGCATTCTTCGCACAGAGAATCAGGACTTGGGCAAATGGTGTGATCGGTGTTTGGGGCGAACCAACCGATCTGTTAGCGGCCTTACAAAAATATGTCAACGAACCTAACCCTGCGCTGCTACCGACACCTGAGTATCTCGCGCAACGAGAAGCGATAAGAGAACTAGGGTTGGACCCTGACATTCTCGCTCCGATCAAACCCGTGGATTTGTTGATCGGATCGAACATGGTTTCCTTGACTTACCCTGAGTGGTCAACCCGAGAATGGATTATGGGAGTCGGCTGGTCGGAAGAAGATTGCGACACGATCTGCGCGCAACTCGTTTTCATCGACCCCGCTGCGGTAGCATATGTGGCTACGCTCACACCGGGTGTGCAAACAATCAACGGCAACCTTGTCAACATCATCCTCTAGGACGCAACATGACTCTCTACAAAGCAATGTTCAGTCTTCCCAAGCACCCGTTCGGCACAGTCCAAGACCTTGACCCCGCCGACCATGTCGTCGCACAGCGGGTCAAATTGGGGATGCTCGTAGCCGTTACCCCGCCGGGCGAAACAACGCCTGTGTGGGCCACTGAAGCGCCCCGTGTGGAAGCCGCTCCGGTTGAGGCAACCCCTGATCCTGCTCCTAAGAAACGTGCGGCCCGTAAGAAGCCTGAACCAGAGGTTGAGACTTCTGACCCTGACCCTGAAGTAGAGGTTGAGGGTTCAGACGAAACCCCCGCCAGCGCCCAGCCCGATACGATTACGGTCGAAGCGCCGTCCTCGGTAATGACTTCTTGGAACCTCTCTGACTAATGGCCTGCTCATGCAACCAAGGCAAAGCCGCAACCGAATCCAACCCTTCGATCCTCGGTGAGGACGTTGGCGACACGCAGCACGTTAGGGCCACTGTTGCCGTGCTAGGCGCGAGAGCGGGGGAACTTACTTGGGTGCGGGGTTCGCACGTTCCCGGCATGATACAAGCGGGCTGGTTGCAACCCGTCTAACCGGCGGCGTTGATCTGGTCGTTGGCGGCGGTGAAGTTGTCGCTTGCTTGGTTGACGTAGGTGGTGGCGCTATCGTAATCGCCTGCCATACACGCCGCTGCGGAGTCGACAAGGTTTTGGAATGCGTCAAGCATCGGCTGCAACGGTGCGTCGCTGTATTTGGCGAGCGCTTCGGATGCGGACTCGCTCAGGTTTTCGCACGCTATCTCAACCACTCCCACGTTGC